CAATGTGATCGAGGCGATTTGGTCACTCATCAGGCCGTCTCCTTATGCATCACTTTGAGAGCCTCGCTTTCCATGATTCGAATGTCAGCCATGCAGGCCGCCGCATCCTCAACCCTGTGCAACTCAAACACCCAAGGGAGAACGTTGTAATCAAGTCCGGTCGCACCGCTCGCGCCGACGCGCCATTGGGTCGCCAGCGTGGAGAAGACAGTAAAGGCCTCCCATATGGATGGCAGGATCCCCACCTCTTCCTCCACGTCCTCAGGCGTTAAACCAAAAGCGGCTAACTCCGCGAGCGTCGGTCCCGGTGTATACATCGCTGCAGCGACCTGCCTCAGTTTTTTTCGCGGATGCCCATCAGCTCTTTGGTGTAGGCCAGACCGATGCTGTCGAATGCGCGCGGGTAGTTCTGCAGGAGGACGATCACGTTATCGCGGGTGAACTCATCCGGCAGCGCCCAGCCTTCGACAATTTCCATCAGATAGTCAGCCTGCGGCTCTACTGCTGCCTTTTTGCCTTCAGCTGCTTTTTGCAGCTTCTCGTCCATTGCGCGGAGTTCCTGCAGCGTCTTGTGGCGGAAGGTGAAGGTGAGTTTGCCGTCTTCAGCGCCAGCGCGCGGGATGCTGGCAGTGACGGAAAAGGTAGGATTTGGGATCAGGGAGAATTGGGTCATTTCGGTTCCTTAGAAAAAAAGAAACCCGCCGGAGCGGGTTGAATATTCGAATGAGCGAGGCGTTAATTAGCGGCCGTTGAGCAGGCCGCCAGGTTTGAGCGCATTTCGGATAGCATCGTTTACCACATCAGCCACCGCTTCACGCATGTCATCTGAGAGGCGGAGTTTGGTTTCTGCTGCGATGCTGCGAATGCGATCGCTTTTCACTGTCATGGCATAGCTTGCCTTAATGGTGCCGCAGATGTCGTTGACGTAATCTCCAGCATTAGTGGATGAAACACCGTCAACCCAATCACCCGAAAGCCAGTCGCGACAATCGCCGTTTTTATCGATTAGACGCAAACGAATCTGTAAGCGTTCGCCAGCTTTTAATCCGCAGATTAGTTTCTCGCTGACCGGCCAGGGAATGAATTCTTTCTCAAGTCGGCCATCTGAAAACAGATACTGCAATTCCAGTCGATGTCCCCAGATACAACCTTCGGGCCATTTCCATTTAACACTAACGCCCCATAATTCGGGCTTCGTCTCAATCGAGGGGATATTTAAAATTTCGGACATGTTATTACCTTTTAGACGTGAGCCTGTCGCACGGCAAAGCCGCCAAGAGCAACGGATTGCCCAGGCTCACAGCTGAAAGACTCTCTTCTGATGCGCGTGCGATGCGCTGGAAAGCCCGGCGAACCGGGCCTTGTTGGTTAGCTGACAGTGACGGCGCACGCAGTTGAGGTAATGGTTTTGCCTGCGGCGTCTGTGACCTCGCAGGTGTAGACACCAGCATCGCTGGATGCGACCGACGGGATGTTGAACGTCGAGGCGGTTTTGCCAGGGATAGCGGTGCTGCCCTTCTTCCACACGTAGGTGTACGGCGCTGAACCGCCCTGCATGACCACGGCCAAATCCAGCGCTGCGCCAGTTGCGAGTGCTTTAGTGGATGGCAGGTCAGTCAGGAATGCCAGCGGCAGCACGGACGAATCAGCGATCGGGTAAATCTGCATATCCGATTCGAAGTTCATACGCGCTTCGTTGCTTTCAACGGCGTTAATTTCAGTGCGCGGTACGCGCTGGAAGGAAACCTTGGCGGAATAGTAACGATCCGCTTTGCCGCGCGGGTTGTGGAACCACACCGCTGTAGTGTCGCTGGAGTCATCCAGGTCAATCAGACGTTTGTAGATAGCCAGCATCGGGTCGTGCGCGAAGGTGTAGACCTGAACCACGGCGTTTTTGAACGTCGGGATGGTACGGGCCTTATCATCTTCCAGGAACTGCACACTGATGGTCTGCTGGTCGCCGCCTTCAGTGGACAACGTCATGACCTGCGGCATGGTGATCCACGAGTCGACCTTGCGCAGAGTCCCCGCGCCGGTGCCCGCCGGGAATTTCTTAGTGTCGGTGGTATCGAAGGCTTCCAGCACGATTTTATTGCTGGTCACCGATTTAACGCGCAGCACCATGTTATCGAGCTTCAGCCAGCCAGAGCTTACCTGGACGACATCGCCCGCGAGGATCCCTGCGGCAGAGGCAACGGTCAGTTCGCATTCCGTCGCGTTGGAGGCTGCAGTGAAGACAATCGGCGCAAGATAGGCCTTGGCCACGTTCACACGTGATCCGTTAGGGATTGCGAATGCCATTGCATTTTCCTGAATTGAGGTAATAAAAAACCCACCAGGCGGCGGGTCAGTAATCAGCGCGGTACTGCATGCTGACGGGGGTGGTGTAGGTGATGGAGCCGCTACTGCCGTTTGGTGCTGATGTCGGACGATCCTGTATCGGCGTACGCACCTGCGGCGGGCCGTTGATGTATACGGTTAGGTCACCATCCACCAGCGGCAGACCTTCGGGGAAGGCGTCAGCGACCGACTTCGCCAGCCCTCGAGCCAGGGTCACGCCGCTGCCGGCAGGCGCGATGATGTTGAGCTGGAGAATGCCCTGGTACGTACGCAACTGGCCTTCCAGGTCCTGCCCCACGGTTTGAGCCGGCAGAACATAAACACGCCCGTAAGGCGCATTATCCGGGGGAGTAAACGCGATGTTCGGCCAGGCCACTGGCAGCCCGAGCGAGAAGCAGATAACCGCGATACGACCTTCCAGCAGGTCAGCAATCCGCATTGACTGGTCACCGGCCATTGCGCACCTCGCTCATTGCCTCACGGAACAGCTGCGCGGCGTCCAGCGCGGTGATGCCCACCATGCCACCGGGGGCCTGACCGGAGTGCCCGTTCTCCAGCGCCTGTGCATACGGCAGGTTATTGGTGAAGAAAATCGAGCTGACCTGTCCTACCCGGAACACCTCGAGCACTGCCAGACCGCGGGAGTTGGAACCCTGACCGGAAGCATCCGGTGTATCGTTGGATTGGGTCGGCTGGCTATCAAAGCCCACATACCAGTTGTTTTTGAACCGCCCGCCGACATAGCCATCAGGCTTTTTGATGTCCATCGAGTCATTAACACGCAGGCCGCGCTTAAGTCGTCCTGATTTGGTCAGGTTGGCAGGATCATCACGCAGGGTCGCGTTATGCTCCCGCACCGCAGTGTTGTACGCCGTCGCAGTCTGGTTGACCTGCCAGATATCCGGTTGGCCCACCGGGGATATTTCGACCAGGCGCCCCAAAATTTTAATGCCCGTCCGTCGCACCACCTCGTCCAGTTCCTGCTTCGAACCATCAACGAACAACTGAATGGCAGCCAGGAACGGCTGATTAACAGACCCCACCATAGTTACGCCCTCAGCTGGATGTTGTAGGAGATCAGCACATCGGCAGGCTTAACCGGATTCGGCTGCACCACGCGCCATTTCTTGCCGTCGATTTCAATACGGTCATCAATGCGCACTTCCGTTTCGAACGTGGCCGCCAGCTTCTTGTCGCCGGTGGCGATCAGGGAGCCGTCGATTTCGCGGGAGGAGTATTCGGTGATAACGCCGGTGACGACAGCAGTAGTTGCCGGAGTGATGGCTTCTTTCCCGAACTGGTCACGGACGGTGCCGCCGCCGCGGGTAAGCTGGTAGTTCTTGCCGTTCTCGGTCAGCAACCGGGTCGCCGTCGCGCGCATACGTCGATAGTCGATTGGCATATCACCCCCTTTCGATGCGGATCTGATTGCCGCCTACCACCAGCCCGCGCAGCGAGGAATAGAACCAGGGGAATGACGGCGCAGCCTTGTTCGTGCCCGGTTCGTACTGAACTGTTACCGCGCCCTCGACACGCTCCATCGTCACGGCCCCGCCACCAGTGACCGACGGCGTGAGGTCAATTTCCTGCGACTCGATAGCCAGGCGGCATTGCGCATCAACCAGGCGCTGCGGGATCGCGTCACCCGGTAGGTCAATACCATCGAAGCGTACACCGGTACGCGGCCACGACAGCGACTGTGATGCACTGGTGCGCTGGCCCCGCCAGCTCTTCCCTTCCAGATAGTCCATTGCCTGCATCAGCATCTGGCCGCACTCGCCGTCATCGGCAGGTACGGTGTAGCCGCGCCCCACTGCGAACTCGCGCAGGTCGACAACGCTGGCGTAGCTGTTGAATTCAGGCGATTTGGGGTCGGCAACCAGCATGGTTACTCCTCCAGACGCCAGTCCAGCGCCAGCCAGTTATCCACTTCGTCAGGGTGAACATCAGCGCTCAGCGGGCCGCCGGGAAACTCTGGCACGTCACGCACCATAGCCACCAGCTCAATGCCAGGCTGGTCCTGCTGCTGGTCCTGGTCCTGCTGGTCCTGGTCCTGCTGCTGCTGCTGCTGCTGCTGCTGCTGCTGCTGCTGCTGCTGCTGCTGCTGCTGCTGCTGCTGCTGCTGAGCAGGAGTT